GCAGATTTGATGTTCATATATACATTACCAGCGCCGCCCAAAGAGTAGCGTCTTTTTTCAAGATCTACTACGGGTATTGGTGCTTCTGGTGATAGCCTTGTTGATGAGCCTAATAAATACTCATCTATAATAATATCGCCTATAACATGAATCATGGAGTTATATATGTCCCTTAAAGAATTAACGCGAGATATTCATCTTGAAGCCGAGAACATGCCATGGGCAAAGCTTCTCGTTTCTGGTGATATGACGCCTGAGCAGTATGGTACCTATCTAAACAATCAGGTGTGTTGCTATTTAGCACTTGAAGATAGAGCGGATCAACTGGAAATTTTGGATGAATTTCCTGGCCTTGCTCGAGCAATGAACATTGCTCATGATCGAGGTTTTTACGAATTTGAACCAAAGGTTTTTCCTTCTGTAGAAAGATATATGAAGTACTGTAAAAGGTTAAAAAGAAGACAAGTCATTGCGCACTTATATGTTAGACATTTTGGTGATATGTATGGCGGTCAAATGATTAGTAAAGCTTTGCCAGATCCTCAGAATATTGAATGGATGGATGATCCTGATACTAGACTATGGAAAACCATGTATGATTTTGGTGAAAATAAACAGAAACTTATTAGTGATATTCGTGAACATCTTGCTGATGATATGGCAGATGAAGCTAAATTATGTTTTCAGTATGCAATAGACTTATTCAAAGAACTGGAAACCTATTATGATATTTCAAAAGCTGATTTCAGCTAGCGAACAATTACAGCGTATTTTAGAGAATACAACTGAAACAAAACATGTTCATGATTTCCCGTGGCCTGCTTTATCATATGGGCCATGCGCTAAATTTAGAAGAGCTGACTTAGACATAATTGATGTTCGAGAAGAACGTAAATTATGGATGCTTCATTTAGTTGTTTATCCTCATTATAATGATCCTGCTCCAATTTATGGTTTTGATATTATATCAGGCCCTAAAAAAATTACAGGTGCTTTTCATGACTTTTCTCCGTGTGATCCTAATAATTTAATTATATCACAGTTTGGAGAAAATGTAAAGGATTTTATTCCAACGAAGAAAAGAGAGTTACCTGATTGGGCAAAGAATATTTTTAGTCCTTATATGATTGCTGCAGGGAATGTTAGAGATAGTGAAGAACTTGATGATCTTCTTAATATAGCAATTAATAATCTAAAAATGCACATAGAAAGTCTTGGTGAAAAAACTGATAAGGATTTTTCAGCCAATCAATCGTGGTATGTTTTTAATCAAAGAAAAAACCCACACACTCCAAGAGTAATGGAATCTTTAGGGATTGAAAAAGATGTCGTTAAAACATACATCGATAAATGTTTATGGCCTATTGAAGAAGCTTGGATGGATAAGCATCCTCTTCTTCACGATTAAAGGTTTTTTTTGGCTATCTCTAATCTATATTGGAGGCCAAGAAATGATTGATATTATAAGATAGCACCGCGCTATAAGCAGATCCATCATCTCCAGGACGTGGTGGTATCCATACGTTATAAGGCAACTTTTTCAACTTTTTTACAAGCTTTGAGTTGTGTGCGCATCCTCCTGATAGAACAATATTATTAGTTTGTTCTTTTTTTACCCAGTGGTCGATCATATTAATTACAAGATCTTCAAATATTTCTTGTGTACATGAAGCAATATCCTGTGGATCTATATTTGAATATTTTCCACCTAGCCCTCTATGTAAGTTTTTTGAAAATCTTGGTTGCCAACTAGCGCTAAGGAGAAGTTCATTTTTTATTTTTTGCTTAAGATGTGGATTTGCTGCTTGAGACATATTCATTAGTTTTGATTCATCTTTATTTGGAACCAATCCCGCTTCTTGTGTCATTGCACTATAGAATAATCCAAGGCTATCTGGATATCTAATTGAGGCCTTTTTTGCTATATCTGGACCTTCCTTTATCCACACTGAAGTGCAATCCCATTCTCCTATAGAATCCATTACAAATATTAGGCATTTACCAAAATTAGATTCATGAGCCCATGCAGCATGGGCTTCATGGTGGAGCACATTTGTCCAAGCGGTTTTATCTAAACCTATAGAATCTAAAATTTTTCTAACTTTATTTCTTTGCCAAGGATTTGCTTGGCCAGCATACCATTGCCTAGTACTTTTCCAAAATGGTGACTCATACCAAACAACCAGATCAGGAGTCCCAAACTTTTTTTTCAAAGAGCTAACATCTTCATATGTGTGATAAGGTTTAGACGTATAAAGCTCTTCCATCAAATCATTTTCATACCATACAGTTATGCTTGCATCATGGCCATGACCAGACATACCCCATATTCTTTTACTTCGCACTTTGACTATCTCCTGGTTCAACTCTGTAGTTATCTTCTACAGAATCAGGCGTAGAAACCTCAAGAATAATTCCATCACTTGTTAAACACTTTAATTTATGAGGAAGCATTGGAGGTATTTCTTTTGTGTCACCTTTCATCAAGTGTTCTTCATGGCGAGAAGCATCTTCAGTATTAATGGTTGTTAACATAAATGTGCCTTCTAGCACATGCCATGTTTCATGCTTTTCTTTATGCATATGCATAGAAAAACTTTTTTCTTGTTTGAAATGTAATAGTTTACCGCAATACTTATCATTAGTTGCAAAAATGGTTTCGTAACCCCATCCTTTATCAACTTTTCCAGACAACTGAGTTTTCATCTTTAATCCTTTGTATAAGCCGAGAGGTAGATCGTCCAAACAAAGCTGGAATAATGCGCACCTCTGCAAGTTCTTTGCCGACAACCTGATCGGGGTTATAGTCACCCCCTTTAGTAATAATGTCGGGCTTTATCCGCTCTATAAGTTTGATAGGAGTAGGCTCATCAAAAATGATGACCTCATCTACACACTCTAAAGCTTCTAAGATCGATTTTCGATCTATATCTATATTATAACATCTATTCTTTAGTTTGTAAAGGCTTTTATCAGAATTTAATCCAACAATAAGCTTATCCCCTAAAGCTTTAGATTTTTGCAAATATTCTACATGTCCTGCGTGTAGAATATCAAAACAACCATTGGTGAATATTAATTTCATTATAAATAGTACCACAAGTAATTAAATTTGTACAGGAAAAAATGAATGGCAAATCCGTCAACAAGACAAGGTTTGATAGACTATTGCCTGAGAAAGCTTGGCGATCCTGTCATCGAGATTAATGTTGATCCAGATCAACTTGAAGATCGCGTTGATGAAGCCTTACAAGTTTATCAGGAGTTTCACTCAGACGCGACGTTAAAAACATATATGAAGCATCTAGTTACTGCAACGGATGTTGCTAACAAATATATTCCTATTTCAGATGATATTATATATGTATCTAAACTTTTCCCAATTTCATCTTCTCTTAATTCTTCAACAAACATGTTTGGTTTGAAATACCAAATGATGTTAAATGATATTGCAGATTTGCAAAATTTTGCCGGTGATTTAGCATATTATGAGCAAATGCAACAGTATTTATCTTTACTAGATATGAAGCTAAATGGTAGTCCTCAAGTAACATTTTCTAGAATGCAAAACAGACTTTTAATTCACGGTGATTTTGAAGATAAAGACATTAAAGCAGGTGAATACGTTATTGCTGAAGTTTATCAAATCATTGATCCAGATACTCACACCGCTGTTTATAATGATATGTGGTTAAAAGATTACACAACTCAACTTATTAAACAACAGTGGGGTGCAAATCTTATTAAGTTTGAAGGAATGCAACTTCCTGGAGGAGTTGTCTTAAATGGTAGGCAGCTTTATGATGATGCAACAGCAGAGCTAGAAAAACTTATGGAAAGAATTCGCTTGGAACAAGAACTTCCAGCAGATTTCTTTGTAGGATGATTAGATGGCCACTAACCGGTATTTTAGTCAGAAAGTAACTTCTGAACAAAGACTTTATGAAGATATTGTAATTGAATCTCTTAAAATGTATGGACAGGATGTTTATTACATTCCGAGAGAAATCGTTAATGAAGACACAATTCTTAATGAAGATCCTGCTTCACGCTATGGTACTGCGTATAAAGTGGAAATGTATATTGAAAACACTGAAGGCTTCGAAGGAGAAGGCGATTTATTTACAAAATTTGGTGTTGAAATAAGAGATGAAGCTACGTTCATAGTAGCACGAAAAAGATTTATTCACACAGCTGGTCAATATGAAAATGACATTGATGGCGAAAGACCTAGAGAAGGTGACTTAATTTATCTTCCTCTTTCCAAATCTTTATTTGAAATTAATCATGTTGAAGATGAACAACCGTTTTATCAAATTTCAAATCTTCCAACCTTTAAGTGTAGAGCCGCATTGTTCGAATATAGTGGTGAGGATCTGGATACAGGTGTTATTGATATTGATAATCTTGAAGTTGACAACACATATCAATACGTTTTGTTTTACACTAAGCCAGTAACTGCATTAGCCACTACTACAATTGATGCTGACGGAGCAATAGATACTGTTACAATCACTGACAGCGGTGATGGATATAGAGAAAACTTCCCAGACTTAACATTTTCTGCGCCCGCGCCTACGCCCGTGCGGAAGTTCGGTAATGGTGCGTTTGTAGCTACAGACAGCAACGCAAATGAAATAATTGATAGCTTAAACGAGTTTACTATACGCGCACAAGATGGAGTCGCTTTCAATTTCTGGTTGCACCCTGATTCTTTCACGGGTGGAACAGCAATATCCGTATTCCACACGCCTTTGACAAAGTTCTATTATAATGCTACCAGTGGACAAACAAACTTCGATTTTGACGGAGTCAGCGTAACTGGTGGTAATCTTAATGAAGATTCTTGGAATCATGTAAGAATTGAGGTTTTAGGAAATACTGGCAGAATTTTTGTAAACAATACTCAAAGCGGGTATGGAACTCTTTTAGGAAATAACAAAAACATCTTTGATTCAGATCACGTACTGAAACTAGGTTATGCTGATGCAGATTCTTCAGTTGCAGATCATGCTTCAAGAGGATTTACTGGTTACTTAGACCAATTTAATATTGACAGCATTAGTAGCATTACTAGTTCATGGACTGGAGCACCTGATTCTGCAGATCCAGGTTCTATAAAAGCGATTAGCTTTGACAAAGTTAGAGCAACTGGAACTGCCCTTACTTCTGGTGGTAAGTTAACATCTATCACTATAACAAATCCAGGTTCTGGATACGATTCTGCTCCTACCGTTTCAATTGAAGCTCCGGCATCAGTAGAATTTGAAAGAGGAGAAACTGTTGAACAAACGCTAGCATCTGGTGTTAAAATGACAGCCGAGGTTGTAAAGCAGCTTGACTCAGATGCTGCTCTTTATGTTACTCATGTTGGTGCTGACGATGGAAAGTTCCACACGTTTGTTAAAGATATTGATGTGACTGGCAAAACATCATTTGCTACTTCAACACTTAAATCTGTTTCTGAATTAATGAATCAAACTGACACTGAAGATAATGATGATTTTGATACATTCTCTCAAGACGTTATAGATTTTACTGAAAATAACCCATTTGGAGATCCTGAATAATGTTTGGTAATTACTTCTATCATGAAAGAATAAAAAAAGCAGTATCTACATTTGGTAAAATGTTTAATGATATTTACATTTTAAGAAAAAGTAGTAATAGCCAAGTTGCAACTCAAATGAAGGTTCCTTTATCTTATGGACCGAGAGCAAAATTTCTTGAAAGAATTAGAGAAGTTGCAGATATTGTAGATAATGATAAAGTTGCTATAAAATTACCAAGACTTTCATTTGAAATTACTGGTATTAGCTATGATACAATGAGGCAATTGCCTAAAGCAAATGATGTAAATCGTCAAGGTTCTACCACAAGTCTTAGAAATAAATTTAGAAGTGGTGTTCCTTATATTCTTAACTTTGAATTAATTGCATACGCAAAAAATAGAGATGACGCTCTTCAAATCGTTGAGCAAATTATCCCTTATTTTTCTCCTCAATACACGTTAACAATTAAACCGTTTTCTGAATTTGATTCGGTCACTGAAGATGTTCCTATCATTTTAACTGGCGTGAATTTTAATGATGACTATGAAGGAGAACAATCGACAAGAGCAACTATTCAATACAGTATGTCTTTTGATATGCACATTTACTTTCATGGTAAAATATCTGAAAGTGATATTATTCGTGAAGTTAATGCAAACACTTTCATTATGGAATCGGGCTTAAATGATTCTGACATTCCTCTTGAAAGAATTAATGTTGTACCTGATCCAATAGGAGTATCTCCAGACAGTGATTTTGGATTTACTGAATCTATTGTTTCAGCAATTGACAGCGACGCTGGAGTTATTTAATGACAGATTCAAATGAAATACAAAATGATTTTGATTATTCTAGAAAAACATATTATGAACTCATTGAGCAAGGTAAAGAAAGTTTAACTTTAGCTCAAAGAATTGCTGAAGAAACAGAGCATCCTAGAGCTATTGAAGTTCTAGCCGGTATGCTAAAACAAGTATCTGAAGCAAATGATAAGCTGATGGACTTGAATAAAAAAATGAAAGAACTTAAAAAAGAAGAAAAGAAAAAAGTTGAAAACCAACAAAACAACTTTTTTATAGGATCAACTTCTGAATTACAGAAGATGTTAAAGAATGTAGACAAAGGTGAAGTGATAGAACATGACGCAAGCTCTGAGCCCGGACAATTATCTAGGTAATCCTAACGTTAAGCGCGATGGCGTTGAATATGCTTTTAGTAAAGAAGAAGTCGAAGAGTATGTTAAATGCAGTAAAGATCCTGTTTATTTCGTTTCAAGATATGTAAAAGTTATTTCTCTTGATGAAGGGCTTGTAGAATTTAAGCCGTATCCTTATCAAGAAAAAATGTTTAATCACTTTAATGAAAATAGATTTAACATTGTTCTCGCTTGTCGTCAATCAGGTAAGTCAATATCAGTCTGCGCATATCTGCTTTGGTTTGCGTTATTCAATCCTGAAAAGACAATTGCGATATTGGCTAATAAAGGAGCAACCGCAAAGGAAATGCGTGGCCGCATTACACTTATGCTTGAAAACATTCCTTTCTTTTTGCAACCTGGTTGTAAAGCGTTAAACAAACAAAACGTAGATTTTTCAAACAACTCTAGAATTATTGCTAGTGCTACTAGCGGTAACTCTATTCGTGGTTTATCTGTTAATCTTTTGTATTTAGATGAGTTTGCATTTGTTGAGCGAGCTTCTGAGTTTTATACTTCTACTTATCCTGTAATTTCTTCTGGCAAAGACACTAAAGTAATTATTACTTCGACAGCAAATGGTATAGGTAATCAATTTCACAAGATATGGGAGGGTGCTCAGCAGAAGACCAATGAGTTTTCTGCTTTTCGTGTTGATTGGTGGGATGTTCCTGGTCGAGATCAACTTTGGAAAGAGCAAACGATAGCAAACACCAGTCAAGTACAATTTGATCAAGAATTCGGAAACACTTTTTTTGGTACTGGTAACACTCTAATAAATTCAGAGACATTATTAAAACTTCGCGCATCTAGGCCAATTTCAATTGAAGAAAATGGCGATGTTATGATTTATCAAAACACTGTTGAAAATCATGATTACGTCATGGTGGTAGACGTAAGTAAGGGAAGAGGTCAGGATTATTCTACATTCAATTTGATCGATATTAGCGTTCGCCCGTTTGCACAGGTTGCTGTATATCGCAATAACACTATCTCTCCATTACTCTTCCCCAATATTATTTATAAATGGGCAACTGCTTATAATCAAGCATATGTAGTAATTGAAAATAATGATCAAGGCATGGTTGTATGTACAGGCTTATATCATGATTTAGAATATGAAAATATGCATACAGAATCAAGTGTTAAATCAAATGCCTTTGGTATTGAAATGGGAAGAAAAGTTAAAAGGCTTGGATGTTCTTCTGCCAAAGATCTTTTAGAAAATAATAAACTTGAAATAGTTGATGAAGAAACAATTAAAGAAATTTCTACGTTTGTTGCAAAAGGTATATCATTTGAAGCTGAAGATGGAAATCATGACGATTTAATGATGAATATCGTTTTATTTGCATATTTTGCTACTACTGCATACTTTATGGATATGACTGATATTAACTTAAAAGAAATGATTTACAAACAAAGAATGAAAGAAATTGAAGATGATATAGTGCCATTTGGTTTTGTAGATGTTGGAGAAGTAAGAGAGCTGACTACAGAAGAAATTAGAGGAGAAACTTGGTCTATTGATGAAAACCACAAAGATTTCTAATTTTATAAATAGATTTAGGTGAAAAATAAAAACGTATCATGTAGACTTATAACCTTATGAGAGGAAGAAACAAATGGCTTTTTCAGAATCTCCCTCAATTGTAGTCAGAGAAGTTGACCTGTCGGGTGTTGTTCCTTCGGTCTCAAGCTCTACTGGTGCGATTGTGGGTAACTTTAGCTGGGGCCCAGTTCATACACCACGCAAAATCGACAATGAAGCAACTCTTGTCGCAGAGTTTGGTGCTCCAGAAAACTATAACTCAGTAGACTTTCACAGTGCAGCATATTTTTTGAAGTATGGTAACTCACTTCAAGTTGTTCGAATCATTGATTCGTCTGGTGCTAATGCTTACACCGGCGGTGTTGGTGGTCCAGATGCTCCTGTAGTTAAATCAATTGATAACTTTGATAAATCAGCGGCCGCTTTAGAATCAGACGGCTTTGATTTTATCGCAAAATACCCAGGAAACTTGGGTAACGGAATTCAAATTCAAATTTGTCCACAACAAAGTAATGACTCGGCTTATGATAACTGGACTCTTAAAGATAACTTTGATGCAGCTCCTGGCACATCAGACTATGCTACTAAGAGAAATGCACTAAATGACGAAGTTCATGTTGCAGTTATCGATAGGCTCGGTAAATTTACTGGCACCGTTGGTCAAGTTTTAGAAACATTTCCTTTTGTATCTCTTGCACAAGACGCTAAAGCGGCTGATGGAGCAAGTATTTACATTAAAGACGTACTAAATCAACGTTCAGGATATGTCTTCTTATCAACGTTTGATTCAGCCTTTGACACAGCTGGAGCTGGTGATGATGCTGATTCAGGCGAAAACTTTGCTCTTGCAGCACCACAGGTTAAGACATATAACTTAGCAAATGGTGAAGCTTCAGCAACAGCCGGTAAGGTTGGAAGAATCCTTAGAGGATTTGACGAGTTTGAAGATAAAGATAACATTCAAGTAGATATGCTTATTGCGCCAGATACAGCTGGTAGAACGGATCACGTAGCTATTGTTAATGATCTTGTTTCAATTGCAGAAGCTCGTAAAGATTGCGTAGTAGTAGCATCACCAAATAAAAACGCAGTAAATAACAAAAACTTTGTTACTGAAACTGTAACTACTGCACAGTCATACACAACATCAAGCTACTTATTTGCTGACAACAACTATTTCAAAATTTATGATAAATACAATGATAAATTTATTGAAATTCCAGCAGCGTCTTCAACTGCAGGACTAATGGCATCAACAGACTTTGTTGCTGCACCTTGGTTCTCACCGGCAGGTCCACGCAGAGGTAGATATCTTGGAGTTGTTAACGCAGTGCGTTCTCCAACAAAGTCTCAAAGAGATACTTTGTATAGAGAAAGTGTAAACCCAATTGCAAACATTCCTGGTCAAGGATTGCTTCTTTTTGGTGATAAAACAAAAATGAATAGACCTTCAGCATTTGATAGAATTAATGTTCGTAGACTGTTCCTTGTCATCGAAAGAGCAATTGCAATTGCAGCCCGTAATGTGATGTTTGAATTCAACGATGAATTTACAAGATCAGAATTTGTGGGTATTGTTGAACCTTTCTTAAGGGAAATCAAAGGCCGTCGTGGTATTACAGACTTTAGAGTAATATGCGATGAAACTAATAACACTGCTGCTGTCATTGATCGCAATGAATTTATTGCCAATATCCTAATTAAACCTGCACGCTCAATTAACTTTGTTACTTTGAACTTTGTTGCAGTAAGAACAGGTGTTGACTTTGAAGAAATTGCTGGTAACGTAGCGTAAGGACGGAGATAAAAAATGGCAATTTTAGGAGTTGATGACTTTAAGTCAAAAATCCGTGGAGGCGGTGCTCGTCCTAATCTATTTAAGGTGACACTTAATTTCCCGGGATATGCAGGAGGAGATGTAGAAGCTACATCATTTATGTGTAAAGGCGCACAACTTCCAGCATCAACAATAGCACCTATCACGGTACCTTTCCGTGGTAGACAGCTTCAAATGGCAGGCGATAGAACATTTGAACCTTGGTCAGTTACTATCATTAATGACACTGATTTTGCAATTAGAGATGCAATGGAGCGTTGGATGAATGGTATGGCTGCTCATACAGAAAACACTGGTCTTGTGGCCATTGCTGAGTATGAAGCAGATATGATTGTAGAACAGCTAAATAAGGCTGGTGATCCAATTAAAACATATCAGTTCAAAGGTGCTTTTCCAACAAGCGTTTCTGCAATTGATCTGTCATATGATGCAAATGATCAGATTGAAGAGTTTACTGTAGAGTTCCAGATCCAATACTGGACATCAAATACTACATCGTAAATAAACTTAGAGGAAGAGGAGGTTAGTCTCCTCTTCCATCTTTATTATGTAAGGAGATAATATGGCTGAGGAAAAACCACTAAATCTTTTTGGTTTTGAAATTAAAAGAGCAAAACCACAGAAAAAGATACAATCTATCGTTCCTCCGCAGGATGACGATGGCGCTGGATACGTGACTGCGTCAGGTAGTCATTACGGTCAATTCATCAATATGGATGGTGATGAGTCTGTTGACAATCATTCATTAATTATGAAGTATAGAGGTGTTGCAAATCACCCTGAGGTTGATGCTGCTATCGAAGATATTTGTAATGAGTCTATAACATCCGATGTCGGCAATCCCATTGAAATCATTTTAGATAATATTGATGCGTCTGCTTCAATTAAAAAAACAATTAAAGAAGAATTTGAAAACGTCTGTTCAATGTTAAACATGAACGAAAATGGCCACGACTTATTTAAGCGGTGGTACATTGATGGCAGACTATATCATCATTTAATTGTAGATCCAAATCAACCAAAAGAAGGTATTCAAGAAGTAAGGCCTATTGATGCGGCTAAGATACGGAAAGTTAAGCAAATCAAGAGGAAGAAAGATGAGAAGACAGGCGCCTCGATTATTCAAGACGTTGAAGAATTCTACATCTATCAAGAAAAACCAAAATCACAAGCCGAAGGAGTAAAAATATCTCCAGACGCAATTGCTTATACAACATCTGGTGTTATGAGCGATGATAGAAAAAAGGTTCTTTCTCATTTACATAAAGCATTAAAGCCTATTAATCAGCTTAGGATGATGGAAGACTCACTAGTCATATATCGATTAGCTCGAGCTCCTGAGCGTAGAATTTTTTATATTGATGTTGGTAACTTACCTCGAGGTAAGTCTGAGCAATACATGAAAGACATCATGGCAAGATATAGAAATAAACTTGTTTATGATGCAAATACTGGTCAGCTTAAAGATGACCGTAAGCATATGTCAATGCTTGAAGATTTTTGGTTGCCAAGGCGTGAAGGTGGTAGAGGTACTCAAATTGAAACTTTACCTGGAGGTGAAAACCTTGGCCAAATTGATGATGTTATTTATTTTCAAAAAAGACTTTACAGATCACTTAATGTTCCAGCTTCTAGATTAGAGCAAGAACAGGCATTTTCTTTAGGTAGAGCTACAGAAATTAGCCGAGAAGAATTAAAGTTTAATAAGTTTATTGAGCGTTTACGTAAAAAGTTTTCATATCTACTTTATGATATTCTTAGGAAACAACTTATCTTAAAAGAAATCATTACTCAAGATGATTGGAATGGTTGGAAAAATAGACTTTCAATTGAGTTTATTCGTGATAATCATTTCACTGAATTACGCGATGCTGAAATTATGCGTGAAAGAATTGGTACTTTGGACGGGCTTGCAAACTATATTGGTCCTGAAGGATTTTTTAGTAAAACATGGGTTTATAAAAATGTATTACAACTTGATGAGTTTGAAATTGCACAAATGGTTAAAGAAATCGAAAAAGAAGCTTCAGCAGCTGAGCCTGAAGAACCTGAAGAACCAGATATTGGTAATGACGGGGAAGAAGAAGAAGTTTGATTTTTCTGTTAGACAACCATATCGCGAAGAATTAAAATCTCTTATCAAAATATGCGATGAAGCTTCTTATCAATGGGCTATTACTCATGATGAGAAATGGCTTGAGATTTATGAAAGTACTAAAAAGAAAATAATTGAATTAAAAGAAAAGATTTTAGCAAAAGAAGAAAAACTATTTGTTAAAGACTAAAAGATTATAAATAATATCAAAGAGAGGATAGATTATGGATATTTCAAATTTTATTCAGAATGTGAAAGACCAAGACTTTAATAGCGCTGGTGTAACATTCAATGAGCTGATGATGGCAAAAGTTACTGATGCTCTCGAACAAGAAAAAATTAAAGTAGCTGGACAAGTATTCAACGGAGATGACGATGAAGAACAGCTTGAACTCGATCTTGAAGGCGACGAAGAAGATGGCGCTGAAGATCAAGGAGATGATGATGAAGATGGTGAAGAAGTTGAAATCACTGGTGACGAAGAAGAATTAGACGACGACAGCGACGACGACGAAGAAGAAGAAGTCGAAGATGAAGACGTTTCTTGAATTAAGGGAAAAGCTATCTAAAGGTATGCCTCCCGGTGAACATGTATTCGATAAAAAAATTAATAAAATCGAATTAATGATTCACAAAGAAAAAAACAAATTTGTTGTGTATATTGATCGCGACAAATTTGATGAGTTCTCAAACCTGAATCAGGCAAAGAGAGCTGGTATGGAATTTATAAAGGCGATGAAAAAATGAAGCTAATTAGCGAATACATTGAAACCAATGATGTTGGTTATCTTGTAGAAAAAACTGAAGATGGCGGTAAAAAATACGTCATCGAAGGCGTATTTGCTGAAGCGGAAAAAAAGAATCGCAACGGACGTATTTATCCAAAAGCAGTTATGGAAAAGGCTGTAAATAAATATGTCACTGAACAAGTTAAAACTAGACGTGCAGTTGGAGAATTAAATCACCCTCAAGGGCCAACTGTAAATTTAGATAAAGTTTCGCATCTCATTACTGATCTTCATTTTGAAGGCAATAGTGTGGTCGGAAAGGCAACTATTTTGCCAACCCCTATGGGAAAAATCGTAGAAGGTTTACTCGATGGTGGTTGTCAATTAGGTGTCTCAACTCGTGGTATGGGTAGTCTCATGCAACAAAATGGCGTGATGGTAGTCAAAGATGACTATCTTCTTAATACGGTTGACATCGTACAAGATCCATCAGCACCTGGCGCTTTTGTAAATGGAATCATGGAAGGCGTTGAATGGGTTTGGAATAACGGCATTATTGAAGCAAGAGAAATTGAAGAAATGGAGACTGAAATTAAGAAAGCTCCGCGTTCGGATCTGTATGAGGTTCAAACTCGTGAGTTCAAAAATTTCCTCTCGTTACTCAAGCAAAATTTGTAAAGGAGTCAATTATGACTGAAAATCAAATTCAGGATCACGACGTTGAACTCCATGATGACGAGAACGAAATCATGGACGAAGCGCACGATCCGAAAAACGCTGAAAAGCAGGCAGTAGACGCAGTCAAGAAAGCCGAAAACTCAGGTAAAACCGCTAAGGAACCTGGTGGAAAAGGTAGCCCGGCTGAGCCTATGCCAAAAACTAAAGCTGGTATGATCAATGCAATGTTCACCAAGATGAATGGTATGTCTAAGTCGGAAATGTCTAAGATGTATGCTTCGTATATGGGTGACACACAAAAAGAATCAACTGAAGTCGAAGGCGAAGTAGTTTCTGAAAAAATTAATGTCAATTTTGAAGGCGAACTTGATGCTTTGATCGAGTCTGAAGCCACTCTCTCTGATGAGTTTAAGGCTAAAACAGCTGTAATTTTTGAAGCTGCTGTAAAAACAAAACTGTCCGAAGAGGTAGATCGCCTTGAAGAACAGTACAAAACCGAATTGGCCGAAGAAATCGAAGCTCAAAAAGCTGAGATGGTTGAAAAGGTTGATAGCTACCTGAACTATGTGGTTGAGAATTGGATGGAAGATAATAGAATTGCTATCCAAGCAGGCCTCAGAACTGAAATTGCTGAGAACTTTATGAACAGCCTAAAGGATCTGTTTGTAGAATCTTACGTTGAAGTACCTGAGTCTAAGATTGACCTAGTTGACGAACAGGCACAACAAATTGATGAGTTGGAAGAAAAGCTTAACTCAACAACTGCTGATGCCATTGAACTTGCTGAAGAGCTTGAAGTTTATAAGCGTAACACCATTATCCGCGAAGCGGCTCGTGGTCTTGCAGAAACTCAAGTTGAGAAGCTAACTAAACTTGCTGAAGATGTAGATTTTGAAGATGAGGCTACTTTTACTAAAAAGGTAGCAACTATCAAAGAAACATACTTTGGCGACAAAAAGGTTGTAAGCGAAACTGTGATCGAAACTGAAGAAGATGATGCAGATCAAACTGTTGAAACTTCTGGCGCAATGGCACAGTACCTAACAGCAATACGTAAATCTGCTAAATAAGGGGAGTCCAAGATGCAGACATATGACAATCTGATCGAAAAGTGGGCACCAGTTCTGAATGAAGAATCTGCTGGCGCCATTAAAGATCACCACAGAAAAGCTGTAACTGCAGCAATTCTTGAAAACCAAGAAATCGCACTGCGCGAAGAGCGTGCACAACAATCAGGTTTCCTTGCAGAAGCATCGCCAGCTGGCGCAAATACCGCTTCTATTGGTACTTGGGATCCTGTGCTTATCTCACTCGTAAGACGTGCAATGCCTAACCTTATGGCTTATGACGTTGCTGGTGTTCAGCCAATGTCAGGTCCAACTGGCTTGATCTTCGCAATGAAGTCACGCTACAACGGTGGTTCAACAGGTAACACCGAAGCACTGTTCAACGAAGCTGATACTCGCTTCTCTGGTACACAGACTGGTGCAGCACAACCATCAGACGGTTCAGGTCTTGGCTCAGCCACTGATTCTGACTCATCTGCAGACGATGATCGTGCAACTGCACTTGCTACAGGCGGTATGGCAA